GCCAACGCCACGTTCCGCCGCACGGTCAAGAGCTGGGATGGCGCGTTCACGCTGGCGCTGCTGAATCCGCTGCCGTTCGCAGTGGCGCCCGGCGACACTTTTACGATCTATCCCGGCTGCAACAAGCTGCGCACCACCTGCCAGGCGTTCGGCAACGACATCAATTTTGGCGGCCAGCCCTTCATTCCACCGCCGGAAACACAGGCATCATGATGGCTTCTCCCAAGGACCGCACCGATGTTGTGGCGCAGCTGATCGCGGCGGAAGCGATCGCGCTGGCGCTCGCCAAGCGTGCCATCGCCGGCATGTCGGAGAGCGAGCGCCGGGCCTTCAGTGACGACGTCACGGCGATCACCGACCTGATCTGTCAGGAGATCGCGACCCAGGCGCCGGCGATCGGCCGCGCCAAGGGTCTCAGCACCGACGCTGCCAATGCCGCCGCCGGCCGGATCGGCAGCGAGGCCCGCGCGATGGTCGCTGCGCATCTCGAAGGCCTCGCCGAGGCGCTGCGCGCGCCCGCCGGCGTTGCGAAGCACTGATGGATGGGCAGGACGGCAGGGCCCGCGTCACCGCGGTCGCGCGCGAATGGATCGGCACGCCGTTCCATGACCATGCTGAGGTGAAAGGCGTCGGTTGCGATTGCGCCACCTTGCTGAAATGCGTGTTCACCGAGGCGGGCATCGTCCAACCGTTCACGCTCGATCACTACTCGCCGCAGTTCTTCCTGCATCAGAGCGAGGAACGTTACGTCGGCTGGGTCCTGAAGTTCGCCCGCGAGATCGAGGAAAGCGAGGCCCGGCCTGGCGACATCGTGCTCTATCGCATCGGAAAATGTTTCGCCCACGGTGCGTTGATCATCGAACCCGGTTGGCCGACCATCATCCACGCTCATTTCGCCGCGCGCTGTGTGCGCCGCGATGACGGCCGCAACCCGCGGCTCGGCACCCGGGTGCTCGACCGCAAATTCTTCAGCCTGTTTTCTCAACCCATTAAAAAAAAGAACATTGCATGACCCCTTTGGTGATCATCGTCGGCGCCGACAAGGGCGGCGTCGGCAAAACCCAGATCTGCCGGGCGCTGTGCGACTATATGGAAACGCCGGAGCTCAAAGAATTTCCGAAGCGCGTCCTGGACGGGCAATATCCGCGCGGCGACCTGGTGCAGTTCTGCCCCTCCGCGCAGATCATCAACATCACCGACGTCGCCGGCCAGATGCAGATTTTCGACATGCTCGAGGGCGTGACGATTGTCGACATTGCCGCCGGCCAGCTCGGCACCATGCTCCGGGCCTGCGAGGACGCGCAGCTGTTCGAGGATGTCAGAAACGGCAGCCTGCGCCTGGCGTTGCTGCACGTGCTCGGGCCGTCGATCTCGTCGCTGGACGAGATCAAGGATGCGATCGCGATGCTCGGCACCTCGGCAAAACATTTCATCGTCAAGAACCACATCAACGAGACCAATTTCTTCGACTGGGACCACGACAGCCAATATGCCAGTTCGCTGCGCGCGCTCGCGCATATCACCATCGACGTGCCGCACCTCAACACGGTGGCCAACGAGGCGGTGCAGCAGGCGAAAACCTCGTTCCTCGGCTTTGCGCAGGACGCGAGCTCCAGCCGCACGCTGCGCGGCCATGGCGTGAAGTGGCTGAAATGCGTGTTTGCCGAGTTCGATCGGGTCGCGCTCGGCGTGATGATCGAAGAGACGTTTCGGTAGCACGATGGCATGGCCCGCTTCTTTCAAGGCCTGTTCGGCAGCAAAAAGCAGACCTCGCCGCCGGCGACGTCGCTGCGGGTCAACACCTCGCTGCAGGGCGTCCCGATCGCGCTGCTGCTCGGCGGCGGCCAGCGCGTCGCCGGCAACCTGATCGACTATTACGGCTTCAACTATATCAACGCGCCGTCGTCGAGCGGCAGCAAGGGCGGCATCGGCTCGTCCAGCAAGGGCCAGAGCGGCAGTTACGATTATTTTGCCTCGTTCGTGATCGGGCTCTGCGAAGGCCCGATCGCCGCGGTCGACGCGATGTGGATCGGCGGCTCGCCGACCACGATCGCCACGCCGGCAGGCGCGACCGAGAGCCTGTCGCTGAACGGCTTTACCTACCAGGCCGAGATCTTTCTCGGCGACTATGGTCAGCAGCCCTGGGGCTATACCGAGGCGGTGGATCCGTCGCACGCGCTGTCCTATCGCGGCATCGCCAACGCGGCGTTCGGCAACTTTCCGCTGGGCTCCTCGCCGAGCCTGCCAAATTTCACCTTCGAGGTGCTGTCGAGCAATGGCGGCGCGGTGCCGGGCCAGCACGACGGCCATGCCTCGATCGCGCTGGCGACGCTGTTGACCGATCCGCGTATCGGCCTCGATTTTCCAACGGCGCGGCTTGGCTCATTGGCGCAATGGCAGAGCTATTGCCAGGCGCTGGGCCTGGCGGTGTCGCCAATCATCGCCTCGAGCGTGCAGGCCTCGTCCTTCATCAACGACCTCGCAGAGGCCACCAATTCGGCACCGTGCTGGCAGGACGGGCAGTTCACCGTCGTGCCCTATGGCGATGCCGCGGTCACCGCGGGCAGCATTCTTGGGGTCACCGAAACGCACCAGGTCCCGACAGACCAGGAGGGCACTGACAGCCTGGGCGATCCGCTCGACTTCCCGCAGATCCCGGTCTCGTTCTTCGCGCTGTTTTCCGGGGATCGCGGCGTCAGCTATCAAAGCGGCGCGGCACTGCAGCAGGTGTTCGTCTATGCGCCGACCGGCCTGTCCGGCAGCGGCATTCCCGGCACCGGGCAGTATTTTCAGGCCGGCGGCGTCTACTACTTCAATCCGGGCGACATCGGCCAGACCGTCCTGATCAGCTACAATTACGCGGCGGCCGCGTCCTATGTCCCCAACACCACGCCGGTCTACGATTTTACGCTCGACGACTTCCTGCCGAACCAGGCCACGGTCGGCTCCGGGCTCGGTGGCGACAAATCGCCGCTCAATGTCGTGCGCAAGCCGCGCGACCAGATGCAGAACATCGTCAAGGTCGAATATCTCGACCGCAGCAACAATTACAACCCGGTCGACATCGAGGTGAAGGACGAGGCCGCGATCGCGGCCTTCGGCCGGCGGCGGCCCGGCGACGTCAAGCAGTATCACTTCTTCTGCCTCGCCGCCGCGGCGCAGCAGGCGGCATCGCTACTACTGATCCGCCAGCAGATCGCCCGCACCTTCCAGTTCACCGTCGGCCGGCATTTTCTGCTCATCCTCGAGCTGATGGCGCTGGCGACGGTGACCGAGCCGGGGCAGGGGCTGTTCAACCAGGGTGTGCGGATCACTGAGATCCAGGAGAACAGCGATTTCTCGCTGACCATCACGGCGGAAGAATATCTGGGCACGGTGTCGGCGCCGGCCTTCGGCACCCAGCCGCAGCTCGGCACGGGGATCAACTACAACGCTGCGCCGGGCCAGGTGAACGCGCCGATCGTGTTCGAGGGCACCGACGAGCTCAACCACACCAACGCGCTCGGAAGCTTGCAGATCTGGGCCGCAGTGTCGGGCCAGAACTCCGCGCTGTGGGGCGGCTGCTTCGTCTGGGTGAGCTATGACGGCGAGAACTATCAGCGCGTTGGCGAGATCATCGGCCCGGCGCGCATGGGTACGACGGTCAATGTGCTGCCAGCCGTCGCGGCCAACGCCACCGGCGGCCCGAGCATCGACACGTCAGATGTGCTCACCGTCGACCTTACCGAGAGCGCAGCGCAGCTCTCCTCCGCCACCCAGGGCGCGGCGCTCGCGCTCAACACGTCCTGCTATGTCGGCGGCGAGATCCTGGCCTATGCCACGGCGACCTTGACCGCGCCGAACCGCTACGATCTCGGCTATCTCGTGCGCGGCGCCTATGGCACCGAGGACGAGATCGCAAGCCATCCCGCCGGCACGCCGTTCGCGCGGCTCGACCAGAACATTTTTGCCTTCGCGTTCGACCAGAGCCGGATCGGCTCCACCGTCTACTTGAAATTCCAGTCCTTCAACATCTATCAGGGCGGCCTGCAGAGCCTCGCCGATTGCGCCGCCTATCCCTACACCATCACGGGCGCCGCGCTATTCTCGCCGCTGCCCAACATCGTGAACCTGCGCACGGTGTTCGACGTCAATTCCGGGTTCACCGAGCTCGACTGGGACGACATCACCGACTTCCGGCCCTTCAAATACGAGATCCGTTCGGGCACCTCGTTCGCCTCGGCGGTCTCGCTCGGCCAGGTCGCGCATCCGCCGTTCCGCGTGCCCGGCAACGGCACCTACTGGATTGCCGCGGTCAGCCAGCCGGTGCCTGGCCGCACGGTCACTTCGGAAACCTGGCAGGACGTCACGGTCGCCGGCGCGGTGCTGACCCAGAACGTCATGCTCGACAAGGACCTGAAGGCAGCGAACTGGCCCGGCTTCTTCACCGGCGGCGCCGGGCTCGATTCCTCGCTCAACGCAATCCGGACCGGCGGCGGCAACATCCTGACCGATGCCAATATCCTGACCACCGGCGACGTGCTCAATTTCGGCGGCGGCCAGGCCGGGATGTATTTTCCGAGCGACATCGGCTTTCTCGACATCGGCTACATCGCCAACGCCTCGGTCTCGATCCAGTACCAGCCGACCGGCGT